TGTATACCAAATGTAGACGTTCTGGATATACCAATATAGCTGCTAGTAAAGTTGATGATGTAGGGACTTCTACCTATAATGTTACAGTTGGCATTATGTCAAAGACTGGTAAAGATGCTCAGGAAAACATCTTTATGAAAAAGGTAGTAGGTATGTATAGAAACTATCCATTTTTCTTCAAGCCTATTCAGGACGGTACTACAAATCCTAGAACAGAGTTAGCATTTAGAGAGCCTAGCAAAAGGATTACAAAGAATAATAAAACCAGCTCAAAAGAGCAAGCCTTAAATACAGTTATAAACTGGAGAAATACCACATCAAATGCTTATGATGGAGAAAAGCTAAAACTATTATTTATAGATGAGGGCGGAAAGTTTGAAAAGCCAGAAGACATAAAAGAGATTTGGAGAATACAAAGAACCTGTCTTATGGTAGGTAAAAAGTTTGTAGGCAAGGCTATAATAGGATCAACGGTAAACCCATTAGATAAAGGTGGAAGGAACTATAGAGACCTTTGGGATATGTCTAATCCTCTAGACAGAAACTCTAATAATAGAACCAAGAGTATGCTGTATAGAATATTTATTCCTGCCTATGAAGCTCTTGAAGGATTCTTTGATATATACGGCAATCCAGTAATTGACAGTCCAGAAAAACCTGTTGAAGGCATAGATGGAGATATGGTTGAGATAGGATCAAAGGTGTATCTTAAAAATGAAAGAAAAGGATTGTCTGGAGACAGCACAGAACTAAACGAAAGCATCAGGCAGTTTCCATTTACTGCTGATGAAGCTTTTAGAGATTCCACAAAATCAAGCTTGTTCAATATATCTAAGATATATGAACAAATAGAACACAATCAAGAATTATATCCTGATCCAGTTGTAAGAGGAAACTTTGTTTGGCAGGATGGAAAGCAAGATACTACAGTGGTATTTAGACCTGATGACAACGGAAGGTTTAAGGTTTCTTGGCTTCCTCCAGCCTCTATGAGAAACAATTTTGATAAGAATAAAGTCAAAAGATCTCCCTCAAACGATTGGCTAGGAGTAGGTGGTGTGGATAGTTATGATCTTGATGCAACGGTAGACGGTAGAGGTTCTAAGGGTGCATTCCATCTTTACAATAAGTTTAATATGGAGCACCCCTCTAATATGTTTGTTTTAGAATACGCATCCAGACCTCCATTGGCTAGAATATTTTACGAGGATGTTCTTATGGCTTCGTTTTACTATGGGTATAAAATACTAATAGAAAACAACAAGTATGGAATAGCTAGGTATTTTGAAACAAGGGGATACGATAATTACCTTATGGATAGACCAGAGCATCTAAAGTCAACAGCTAGAGTAGCTGTTAAAACCAAAGGAATACCATCTAACTCTCAAGATGTTATACAGGCTCATGCTCAAGCAATAGAATCTTATATTCATGATTATGTTGGTATGGACTCTAATGGCAGATATCAATCAATGTATTTTAATAGAACTTTAGAAGATTGGATAAATTTTAGGATAGACAACAGGACACAATATGACCTTACAATATCTTCTGGACTCGCTTTATTAGCGGCTCAAAAGGTGAAGCAAAAGAAAAAATCTACAACGAATAAACGTAAAACTTTTTTTCGTAAAGGCTCTGTAATCCAGCGTTAATAAAAATCCTATCTTTGCAAGTGATAACTATTACAACGATTCAGCGAAACGATGAACGAATATAATAAATCTTCTTTTCCAGATCCCCTTGCTTCCACAGAGCAAAAAATGCAACAATCTTACGGTCTAGCTTATGCTAAATCACTAATAGCCCAGTGGGGAGGGGTTAACCTTGAGGGTAGTTTATATAGAAAAAGATTCCAAGAGTTTGAAACTTCTAGGTCTTATGCCAATGGAACTCAGGACACAACAATATATAAACAGATATTAAACTCATTAGATCCAAATAATCAAGGGGGGACAATGATGACATTGGATTACACTCCAGTTCCAATTGTTCCTAAGTTCGCAAAAATAGTTGTCAATAAAATAATATCCGCATACAGATACCCTCAAGTAGAAGCTGTTGATCCTTTATCAAAAAGCGAAAAGGATGCTAAGAAAAGAAAGGTTGCTTTAAGGATAGAAAAGAAAGAGATGTTTCAAGAGGCTAAAGCCTCTGGACTAAAGGTTGATGTCGATCCTGATAGACTGCCAGATACCCCTGAAGAAGTAGAAATATTCTTAGACACCAATATAAAAACAGATGCTGAGATAGCTGCACAGCTAGCTACAGATATGACTTTGTCTTGGAATAATTTTGAAGACAAGATATTTAGAAGAGCTGTTGAAGATTTGGTCAATTGTGGGATGGCAGTTGTTAAAAGATCAAATGATCCAAACTACGGAATCAAAGAAGAATATGTAGATCCAGCTTACTTCTTGCACAGCTTCACAGAAGATCCTACTTTCTCTGATATAGTATATGCAGGACATATAAAAAGAATGTCTATTCAAGAGCTAAAAAGAATAGCTGGAGATCAATTTACAGAGAAGCAATATAAGGAAATAGCAAAAACAGTAATGAGTAGGTATGGTAATGATGCTTCTAAAATGAGTGTTAATACCTATGATCAAAGAAGTGGAAACTACACTTACGGATATGATGAGTACGCTATAGAGATTTTAGATTTTGAGTTTATATCTGTAGACTCTATGATCTATGAGAAGAAAGAATCTAGATTTGGAAACATAGGATTTTACTACAAGGGAAATACTTACGAAGCTCCTAAAAATAGTGTTTATGATAGAGATCCAGTAGTAATGAATAATGCTACTGTATATGGAGGATCTTATGTAATAGGTACTGAGTATCTATTCGATTACTCTCAGAAAAATAACATTCCTAAAAATGTTCACGATTTAACAAGAGCTACAATGTCCTATTCTGTTGTTGCTACTAATATTCGTGGAATGGTTCCCAAAAGTTTGGTATCTAGTGTTGTTGGCTTTGCAGATCAGCTACAGCTTTCTCACTTAAAGATACAACAGGCAATAGCTAAGGCTAAGCCAGATGGGATAATCATAGATATTGAAGGTCTAGAAAATGTTGATTTAGGTAGGGGTGGAGATCTTCAGCCTTTGGAGATACAAGATATTTATGAGCAAACTGGTGTCTTCTACTATCGTAGTAAAAACCCAGAAGGAGGATTCCAAAATCCTCCTGTTAGACAGATAGATAACAGTATTAGAAACATTAATGAATTGATTGCACTGTATAATCATTATCTAAGAATGATACGTGATGCTACAGGAATCAATGAAATAGTAGACGGAAGTACACCAAAGTCTGATGCATTAGTGGGTGTTAGTCAAATGGCTATTGCAGCTGCTAACAATGCTATATATGACATTACAAATTCTTCCATGATATTGTATAAGAAGATTTGTGAAGACGTGTTAAAGTGCTTACAGATTTTACCTCCTGAATCAATTATATATGGTGTTTATGAAAAGGCTATAGGGGAAACTAACATGAAGGTTCTCAATAGCTTTAGCAAGCTACCTATGTATAACTTTGGCATTCGTGTGACAAGTGATCTTAACGACAGGGATCGTCAATACTTGGAGCAAAACATTCAGATAGCTCTAGGTCAAAAAGAAATAGACCTTGAAGATGCTATAGCTATAAGAAATATAAAAGATGTTGACCAAGCTGAGAGACTTCTTGTTATAAGAAGAAAGAAAAGAATAAATCAGCAACAACAAATAGCTCAGGCTAATATACAGGCTCAAGCTCAAGCAAATGCTCAGGCTGCTCAGGCTAAGGCTCAAGCTGAAGTTCAAAAGGAGCAAGCGTTAATGCAGATTGAAATGCAGAAAAAACAAATGGAGTTTGAGATGAAAGCTCAGCTTGCTCAGTTAGAACACCAAATGAATATAGAGCTTCAAAAGATAAAAGGAGAATACGGGGTTCTAGAGCAACAGATAGAAAGCAACGTAAAGAACAACGTTGACACTATGAAGGAAGATAGAAAAGATAGTAGGGTGAAAAAGCAAGCTGTTGAGCAATCCAAACTTATAAGTCAAAGAAAGGGAGAGCGAGGAGAACTTGTTGAAGACACTAATATCATAGACATTTAATTATTAAATTTGTATAAAAGAAAAAACAATGGCTGAAAAATTACAAAGAGAAGCTGAATTTAGACTTCAAAGTTTTGGTCAAGCTGGTTTTGATTATGTTACCACTGGTACGATCAACTCTCACGTTTACATTGCTGTTACAGCTTTGGAAGATGCTCAGATAGATGCTACTGCATCAGAGGGAGATAGCTTGACAAATGTAACTATACCTAAAGGTCTTACTATATACGGAAGGTTTACTTCTATTACAGTAGACTCAGGGAAAGTTTTAGTTTATAGAGAAGTATCATAATGTTAGGATTAGGTCTAGGTGTAACAAAACCATTTGGAGGTGAAGCTTTTGTTGGTGTGCTTGATACGCATTCAGGTGCAGAAGCAGCAGTATCTCTAAGGAGACTTACTGCCTCGTACTCTGGGCCTGCTATTACTGTTAGATCAGCTGGAGGAGGAGATCCTTAAGATATAGGATTTGATGCTAATGGAGATCTAGACACTGCGGCAATACAATCATTATGCGGAAGCAATGACGGATTCGTAACAGATTGGTACGATCAAAGCGGTAATGGTAGAAAATTTACTCAGGGTACTGCTTCTAAGCAACCTCAAATATATATTGGTAGCTCCACCTCTGTAATTAAAGCAGGTGCTCAAGGAAAGGCTGCTCTTCGTTTTTTAAAATCAGCAACTAATGAAATGGATTTTGGCACTACTATAACAGGTGTTGATGATTGGTACTTTGTTTCTGCTATTGAGTCAAATCAAGGTACTAGCAGTAGCACTGGTGTTTTAATTAACAGTAATTCAGATGAAAATGATAGGATAAGAATCACATCAGGAGGTGACACTCAAGTTAGAATTGGAGGAGGATCATCATTTACAGCCTCTAGTGCTCTTACTAATGGAACAGGAGCTATATATGCTGTTCAAAGAGATGGCAGCGATAATGTTAGTCAATTTATTAATGCTGGAAGTGCTGTAGGCACAGGCACTAAATCAGGAAACTGGGCTGCCTTTAGATTATTAGGTAGGAATCAAGCAGGAAGTGCATCATTGTTTCTTAACTCAGATGTTCAAGAGTTAATATTTTATAACTCTATTCAATCATCTAGAGCGGATATAGAAACAGATTTAAAGAATTATTACGTAGGATAGAATATGTACTACAAAGGAACTAAAGAGCAGTGTGAAGAGTATAACACTATCGTTACTGAAGCAGAAGAATACGATGGAGTGCATACTATAAAATGGGCTGTAGTAGTAGAGCATATGAATGGAAAGGAGTATGCTGTAAAAGCTCATCCTGATTATCAATCATCAATGAGCACACTATCTAGTATTCCTGATAGCTGGTTTCCATAGGAAGAGTAAAGGTCGCAATTACGTGCGACCTTTTTTTATATCTTTGCTTAATGAAAGCGAAAAAGGATCCACGTTTAGAAAAGGCTGGAGTAACAGCTTACAATAAGCCAAAACGTACTCCTAATCATCCTACAAAGTCTCACGTTGTGGTTGCTAAAGTAGGAGACAAGATAAAACTTATTCGCTTTGGGCAACAAGGGGCCAAAACAGCAGGCAAGCCTAAAAAGGGAGAGTCTGAAAAAATGAAAAAGAAACGAGCTTCATTTAAAGCTCGTCACAGAAAGAACATAGCAAAAGGTAGAATGTCTGCCGCTTATTGGGCAGACTTAGTTAAGTGGTAATAATATAGTGGAAGATATACTAAAACTTATAGAAGGATATGGATTGCCTTTAGTTTTACTAATAGGCGCATTATACGCATTGTATAGGTTTTTCTTTTTTAGTATACACGAAGTAAAAAATGAGTTTAGCAAAAGACACGAAACTAATGCTAAAAATATGGAGGCAATAAAAGTTGCATTAGCCGAATTAAAAGAAAAAATAAATACTCTGCTAAAACAATAAAAAATGGCAAAGGAAATATCTGAAGACACAGTAGTAGGACTATCACTTAAAACCATTGGAGTTATAGTGGCAGGTGTTGGTGTAGTAGTATTAGGATACTGGGATTTACAGGCTGGAATAAAAGAAGCTAAAGAGCTACCAGCTCCAGTTATTTCTAGAACAGAGTATGACCTCAAGGACGAGTTAGTAAGGGAAACCATTATGAATACTCAGGAAGATGTCGAAGATATTAAAGAGCAACTTGACAAAATAGAAGAAAGATTATTTGAAATGAAATAATATGAAGCCTGTTATATTATTCATATTATTAATTTTTACCTTCAACACATCAAATAAAAACACCCCAAAGTCTTGGGGCGAAGGATTAGCAGTAGTTCAGTATAATGCTGATTTTAATAAATCTAATAGCTTAAAAAGTTTACAGAAACTTTCGGATGCTAGAATATTTAACGCATGGATAGATAAGAATCCAGAGCTAAAAACAGAAAGTAGAATAAAATCTGTTCCTACTATCATATTATACAATGATGGCGAAGAGGTTAGAAGATGGGAAGCTGGCATCATGATGAAGTTAGACATTACTCATCATGAAATCCAAGAATATATAGATGAACTAACAGGAGCAAATAAATTCTAATGAAACGATTTTTAGTCATAATAGTTTTAGTGTTGCCGCAAATACTTTTCAGTCAAGCTGATCCTTTGGGTATATTTAAATACGCAACAGTTTATACAAGTGGATTTGCATCTACTCCTGCCCCTGCTAGAACTCAATACTACATAAATCAAATGGGTGAGATAAAGGACATTACTGTCGAAAACCCATACGACTACAAGGTTTCTTTTGGTATAAGAAAGGTTGCTAGATTTGATTACGAAAACAGACAGAATAGATTTTACGATGGACAAACTGAACATAGTCTTTCTACCTCAGCAACAGTTGGTGCAGTAAAAGGATTAGAATATTTATTTCAGTTTGATAAAGGTAGACAACAAGGCAGAGAGTATGAAAATGAAAGATACTTCTTTAGGCATATGGCTAAACACTGGATGGTCAAAGGAGATTACTACAATCAAGGTCTTGTTAATTTAAAATATGCTCAAGTAGATGCTAGACTTAGAGCACACGTTGGTAATCTAGACTTTAGTCTTGGGTTAGCAGCTAGACAGAATAAGCCGTATGGATACAATCCAATAGAAGAGTTATTAGACAGCACTGCTTGGTTTATTTTTGCTTACGGCAGAGGATTTGCAGATTATATGTACGGCATAGATACTGACCTCAATGATACTGTTGATGATTACGATTGGTATTGGGAAGATTTTGAAGGAAACGAAATCGCATCAAGCGATGAGGATTTTAGAAGGCATGTTTTTCCAGACTTAATGCGTAGATATAATAACACAGTATTAGACAGCATTGGCTATCTAGGCTCTTTGTCAGCTATAGCAGGGATAGATTATTATCATTACAGCGATAAGTTCTGGATACACACTTGGGGTAACCTTCTGTTTGCACATAGACATATGGTAGGTGAGGAACACTTTTCGTATAAAAACTATGTAGATGGTGATCAATGGTTTGACTATACAGCAGGTGCTGTATTAGGATGGAAGCTTGGAAGAAACTGGGGACTATTCGCTGAGGGTGAGTTAACTAAATATTGGGACAGAAGAGTCTTTGGTGTAAGAGCAGGTATTAATTATCAGTTTAGATAAAATGGCAAAGAATATTCTTTTACTATATATTTCAAAAAGTAAAAAAAGGCGTAAGCATAGCAAAAAAGAAAGCAGCAATAAGTCTAGTCGCAATTATAAAAAGAGTTACAAAGGTCAAGGTAGATAATTAGTATCTTTGTTTTCTTAACCTAAACAAAGAAAACATGACCGATGACTTTGAAGACTTTGTGGACATGCTAACAGAATGCGAACAACCAGATGCCTGTAATATAGACAATCCTGATGACTGCGAAGCCTGCGGAAGCTAAAAGATAATAATAATGAAGGTTAAAAAAAGAAAATCAAGAGTAAACGAAGCTGGCAACTATACAAAGCCAGCAATGCGTAAGCGTTTATTTAAGAAAATTTTAGCTGGAACTAAAGGAGGTCGTGCTGGTCAGTGGTCTGCACGTAAAGCTCAAATGCTTGCAAAACAATATAAAGCCGCAGGAGGAGGATATACAAACTAATGTCTCTCAAAAAATCACAACAGTCTTTAAGAGAATGGACAAAACAAAACTGGAGAACAGCTAGTGGTAAGAAAAGTCTAAAAACTGGTGAGCCTTATTTTCCAGCGGCAGCTGTTAAAGCTCTTAAAAAAGCTGATCTATACAAAAAAGCAAAGGCTCAAAAGAAAGCAGCTACAAAAGCAGGGAAGCAATTTGCCAGTTATTCTTCAGACATACAGGCTATTGTAAAAAGGTATCTGTAGAATACATACCTTTGTAATAATAAATTAAATATAAATTATGAGTTCAATTGAAAAAGAGGTAGCAGATTCTATAGAAAATGCTGGCTTTAGTTTAAGTGACGAAGCTCCAGCAGAGCTTCAAGCTACAGAAAATACAGAACAGCCTTCTGGAATGCCAGAGGGTGCAACTGCGGATTATGATTTTTCTGGCAGTGAAAACAATGAAGTTGTAGAACAGCAAGAAGCTGTAACAACCGAAGAGGTATCAGAAGCTCAAGTTTCCGATAGCTCTACAGGGCAAGAGTACGAACAAGCTCCTGCTCAAGAAAGTTCTTTAAATAGTGAAAACAATTATGATTCAGATCTAGATGATGTAGATGTGGACGGTGTTGTGCTCAAGTATTTAAGCGAAACGCTTGGAACAGAGTTAGAAAGCATCGATCAATTAAAATCATCTTTAACTGAAAATAAAGCAGATATCGATGATAGAGTTAAGGTAATTGCTGATTTCGTTAATTCGACAGGTCGATCTCCAGAAGATTGGTTCAAGTATCAGTCTATTGATACATCCGAAATGGATGATCTAACGGCTGTAAAGTTGTCTATGACATCTGAACACCCTGAACTAAATAGCAGTGAGATAGATATGTTAGTCGGAAACAAGTATAAACTTGATGAAGACGTTTATACGGAAGAAGAAATACAGTTATCTAAACTACAATTAAAGATTGATGCAAATAAGTCCAAGAAGAGCATTGAAGATTTACGTTCATCGTATATGCTTCCATCATCTGAAGGGACTCAAGATAGTGTTCAAAGTCCTATTGATGAAAACTGGATCAACGCTATGAAAAAAGAAACAGAGTCTTTTGAAGCTCTAACATTTGACCTTCCTAATGGAGAGTTCAACTTTGGGATTAGTGATGATTACAGAAATAACTTAGTAGACAAGAATGCAAATCTTGAAACTTTCTTTGATCAGTATGTTGATCAGGGTGGTAACTGGGATTACGATACGTTCAATGCACATCGTGCCTTAGTTGATAATATAGATGCGATTGCAAAGAGTATATATCAACAAGGGCTAAGTGACGGACAGCGTAAGATAGTTACTCAAGCTGCCAATGTATCGACAAAGAGCCCACAGGTTGGTAAGGGTAATGATACCAACAATTTAGAGCAACAAATACTTGATGCTCTTGGTGTAGACAAAACACTTAAATTTTTATAAAAGATTAAAACATATTTATTATGGCAATTACTACTCCCCCTTTAAGCGGAGGACAAGCTGCTTCAATTAAGCAGCTAGATCCAGCGAAGTACTCTTCTTTGGGAGACTTCCTGTCAACGGTTAACGCACCCGATAATCGTGACATTTTAACAAAGACTTACGGTGATCAAAGCATCACTGGATTTTTGAAAATGACTGGAGCTGTTAAATCTAACGGTTCTGATGACTCAGTACAATACTGGGAAGAATCACGTTTGCATTCTACAGTAAGAGGTCACTTTGGTGGTACTCTAGCTAGTGGTCATGCTACAGCTACTTTTGCTGTTGCTTCTGGTAGCACAGCAGGTAATGGTATATTACGTAACAATGACGTAGTATTAATCAACGGACAATCTCGTGCATTGGTTGATGGCGTATCAGCTACTGAAGGAATCGGTACTGGTGGCGCAGCTTACGATGTAACGTTAAGAGCACTTACTGGATCTTTCGGTATAGCTCAAGCTGGTGGTACTGCTAATGTAGTAGAGATAGCTGTTATTGGTAACTTGTATGCACAAGGAACTGATCAGCCTTCTCAATTCTTAGAGTCTAATGTTATCAGACGTGAAAACCCTTATATGATCTTGAAAGAAACTTTCAAAGTTTCTGGTTCTCAAGCAACAAACATTGGTTATATCAATGTAGGTAATGGTGACTACCGTTGGTACGTAAAAGGCGAAATGGATACTCGTCAGAGATTTATGGACAAGCGTGAAATGATGATGCTTTTAGGCCAAGACACTCCTGCTACAGGTATTTCTGTAGACAGTGTAGCTGTTAGTGGTTCTGAAGGTTACTTTGCTGCTATCCAAGATCGTGGTATCGTTGCTGCTGGTGGTGATTCTGATTTTGCTACATTGGCTGATATTGATGCTATTGTTGCTGAGTTAGACAAGCAAGGAGCTGCTCCTGAGTATGCTTGTTATATGGACACTACTAGAATGCTAGCGTTTGACGATATGATTGCTTCAGGTGGTGGTAACGCATTTACAAATGGTGCTGCTGCGTTTGGTTCATTCCAAAACGATCCTGATGCTGCTGTTCGTTTAGGATTTACTTCTTTCAGACGTGGTGGATACACTTTCCACAACAAGGCGTTTAGATTGCTAAACGATCCAACATTGTTGGGTGCGGCTGGAGCAGGTCACTTCAGAGGTGTGATGATTCCATTAACCACTGTTGTTGATCCTAAGACTGGTAATCGTGCTGCTGCTCTTGAAATGAACTTCAAGGCTGCTAATGGATATTCTCGTGAAATGGAGCACTGGATGACAGGTTCTATCTTGGGTGTAACTAATGCAAACGTAGATACATTACAGTTCAACTACCGTTCTGAGTGTAACTTGATTACTCGTGCTGCTAATCAGCACGTACTACTTACTGCATAATATGCTGTAAATTAGTAGTATACTTTTGAATATAGGGGAGGTTAACCCCTCCCCTTATATTCTTTTTTTAATTTTATTTAATATTATACAAAATGTCAACAAAACAACCTATAGCTAAGCCAAAGGCTAGCTCCAAGCCTGCACAAGCAGTTAAAAAAGCTACACCAGTAGCAACACCCTCTAAAGTATCTTCTGGATTTAAAGTAAAACAGTCTATTGAACTAGACACTACAAGTGTTTACGAAGTTCCTTATGGCGGAGGAATAGTTTACAAGATCCCTTCAGAAGCCGTTATATACGACAACGAAACAGGTAATGTTCGTGCTATAAGATATTGTCCTAATGAGCCTTCTATTTATAAGGATGAGCAGTCAGAATTTGCTAAAAGAGAGCATATTATATTTAGAGACAAGATGCTTGCCGTAACTCATGATAAGCCAAACTTAAAGGAGTTTTTAGATAAGCATCCTAAAAATATCGCTAATGGAGGCAACTCCTTTAAGGTTATTGATAAAAACGCTTCAGCTGAGGAGGCTCTTGAAAAAGAATTTTCACAACATGAAGCAGTATCATTAGTTCGTGACAAATCCATAGATGATCTTTTACCTGTTGCTTTATATTTGAATATAAACATCAATCAAAAGAATGCTGAAATAAAGCGTGAACTACTTAGTGAAGCTAAATCAAATCCAAGTAAGTTTATACAGCTATTTGACAATCCTCAAGTAAAATGTAGATCAGCTGTTATGCAAGCTACAGACTATCAAATCTTAAATAAGAAGAAAGATGGTATGTATTGGTATGATAGCAACAGACTTATTGTAAGCGCACCAGCAGGCACAGATCCTGTAGATGTGACAACTAGATTCTTCCTAACAGATAAAGGAGCTTCTGCTTACGAAAGAGTTTTAGAGGAGTTATCTAAAATTTAATAACATATTACATATATCAATTAGGAGGTCGCAAATAGCGACCTTCTTTATTTTGTATCTTTGCTGTAACAAAGTATTTTTCAAATGGCAAGTGTACAAAGAGTTTATGCAGCCTTAAAAGCATTAGTAAATAAAGACCAAAAGGGTTTTGTGACTCCGCAGATCTTTAACAGTTTTGCTTCTGTTGCACAGACAAACATATATAACAGATTATTTGATGAGCAAAAAAACGCATTAAGATTTAGACGTGCTGGTGTTGATGCTGGTCGAGAGATGAGCAAAGAAAAGCAGATCAAAGAAGACCTATCTACCTTTGTTAAGGTAGATACTTTAACAGGCCCATCTTCAGGTGTTTTTACAAAACCTACTGATTTAGGTCGTATCATATCTATAAGAACAGGAAACACTTTTTCTGATAGCGGTTACTCTGGAGATCAGGTGTCTATAGTTTATGATCAAGATGATATTGATAGAGTTCTATCAAGCAGTTTATCAGCACCTACTAGTGGTGCTCCTGTTGCTTTAGTATCCTCTGGTATAGAAATATTTCCTACTAACATAAGTAGTTTAAAAATAAGATATTACAAACTTCCTGAAGGGTTGTTAGCACAAACAGGTGCAAAAACTAATGCTCAACCTAGATTTGGTTATTCTTCTTCAGTCGCTGGAGTAGAATTGTATTTAGATACTGCAAGTGTTGATTTTGAATTACCAGAGCATTACTTTGGAGAGCTTGTCATAGAGATAGCACAGCTGATAGGTGTTAACTTACGTGATGCAGATGTTGTTAACTACTCAACTGCTGAAATAACAAAAGAAGAAAATAACTAATGTCACAGGAAACAGTATCAATAAATCTAGTTGTAAACGACTTCTTACTTACGTTAGCTAACGATGATTACGCTTCTAACGTAAACGACACTACGTTAAGAAACATAGCTTTACGTGGTATCAGAGAGATGGGTTTCGACATGATGAAAAAAATAAAAACTACAGAGCTAACTGTAGATGCTACACTAGGAACCGTATCGTTACCCTCAGATTTTGTAAGCTTAAACAAGCTTGGTGTAATAGGCACTGATGGATTAGTATATCAGTTTGTAGATAATTCTAATATGAATTTGCTACAAAATCAACCATCAGATACAGTGCCTGATTATATGAGAGGATTTGAATCCTATCTATATACAAACTATCTAAGTCAAACTTCTAATGGTAGAATATATGGCTTAGGTGGTGGTCAAGGTGCTGGTGAATACAGAGTAAACTTTGAACAAAACAGAATAGAGCTAGCTTTAAATACAAGTGTTGCTAAAGTAATAATAGAGTATATAGCTGATGAAGCTAGATCTACTAGCCCAAAGATTCATGTGTTTATAGAAGAAGCTTTGAGATGCTATATGTATTACAAGATTATAGAAAGAAAAAATAATGTACCTCTTTCTGAAAAGGCCAGAGCGAGACAAGAATATTATAATGAAAGACGTAAGGCCAATGCCAGAATGAAGTCATTCGGTAAAGTTGATGCTCTAAATATGCTAAGAAGAAACTTCAAGCAATCACCAAAATCTTAATATGGCTGTACAGAAGTTAACACCTAGATATCTTAACAAAGACGATGATGCTCGTTTAGTTAAGCCTACTGAGATGACCGATGCTCAGAACGTCAGAATATCTTTTGATGATGACGGTGATGGTCTTGTTATAAAAAACGCTTATGGTAATACAGAGATAGCCTTAGAGACATCTTTACCTTCTGGCACAAATAAAGTCATTGGATCAGTTTCTAATGAAATCAAAGGCTTTATATACTACTTTGTTCATAATACCAATGGAGCTCATACCATATATAGATACTCTATAGGTACTAACAAATCAACGCAGGTGTATCTAGATAGCACTACTGCTGCTAACAATATATTAAACTTTGGGGAGAACAGCTTTGTAGAGGGTAATGTTGTTAACGATATAAAAGGTAATGAGCTTTTATATTTTAACGATAGTATAAATAGTCCTAAAAAAATAAATGTAACCAAAGCAATTACTGGTAGATATCCCTCTAAGTTTACTACAGGGACAACCGAAGAAAAGTCATTGTACTTTACTGTTGCTAAGCAACCTCCATTAGAAGCTCCTACTTTTAATATATTAAATAATCCAGCTGTTCAAGAGAACAGAATACGTGATAAGGTATTTCAGTTTGCATACAGATATGTATACGAAGATGGTGAGATATCCTCACTATCTGCCTACTCATCTCTAGCTGTTTCTGTAAATCAGCTAAGAAGGGGTTTTACAAATCAAGGTCAAGATAACTTTTTCAATCAGATAAATGTGTTTGTAAAAAACACAGAGGCTGATGTCGATAAGATTCAGGTGTTTGCAAGAGAAGGCAATGAAGGAGCCTTCTTTCAAATAGATGAAAGAGATAACGTAAATGGGACTTCAACAGCTACTGTAAGGTTTACCAACAATGTGGCTGGAGACGTATTATCGGATCAAGATAAAAACAAACTGTTTGATAATGTTCCTCATAAAGCTGATTCTCAGGAGATAGCTTCTGGAAGGTTAATGTATGGTGGCTATACAGAAGGTTATCCGAATACTGGCATAAGTGCTTCTTTACTGCCAAACTATAAGGATACAGAAGATATATTTAATATTGGGTTTACTCATACCACAAATGCTAATAATCACAGTCAACTAACCTTGAGTCTTCCTTCTGACTTTCCTACAAGTTTCACTAAAGATACTGTGATAATATTAAACGTAGTATTAGGGGGAGACTCAGTAGAATTAGGTGATGCTGCTTCTGGAATAAACTTAGTTGATACTAAAATAGGAGTAAGAAAAATAGAGGATAATACTTTTGAAGAAATTACGATACAAGAAACTGACGATGTGGTTAATTTTTTAACCTCTGGAATCAGAATATTTAAACAGCTTAACATATCTGCTAGCTCTAGCTTTCCTGTAAGCAGAGCACAGGTTCTCAATGAATTAAGAACAGCTGTGTATTCTTCTGACTACGAGATGAATCTAGAGCCTGTAAATGGCCAATCAGTTGTTTTAAGCAGTGGTAGTGCCAGTAAAATAAGAGGTAAAGCAATAGTCACTCCAGTTACAAGTGCAATCGCACCATCTAATACATTTTATGAGTTTAGTTTAAGTAGAGTAGAGTTTACAATAGATACTTTTGTAAAAAGTAGCAATGCTTATGAAATAGTAAACAACGCATTGTTGGTTGCTGACATAGGTGTTAATTCTTCTATGATATTTACAAACCCTAATGCAGGAGGTATTATTGTAGCATCTGATGATAGAGATTCTTCAGTAAAAGCATTTAAGTCTGGATCTGAACATAAGCTAGGGGTTGTATATTATGATGATAGAAATAGAAGCAGTGGAGTTCAGGAAGTAGGAGACGTTTTTGTAAACTCATTAAATGATAGGTCTACAGAA